AGGGACTGGCAGTTCACCGCCGCCGAGGTCGCACGGCTGCAGAAACGCCGGGGATGTGGCAGGCCACGCAAGGGGGCGAAGTGATGACCCGCCTCGCCATCCTCGCCGGAATCGCTCTCGGTCTCGCCCTCTCAGCCTATGCCGTGCCACCTGTGCCCCAGGGGGTGCAGGCGGGCAGCGGTCAACCTGTCTTGCGTGCTCGCTGGGGCAGTACGCCGGGCCTGCCGCCTTCGGGCGGGTACTGCGCGGACTAGTCAAACTTCGAGACGTACCACGATCCAGACAGCCAGTGCAGGTGACAACCTGTATTCGCTGCGATGGCAGTCCCCGCCGCGCTGTAAATCCCGGTGACCTTTTGTGTTGATCCGACAATCGTAACCTGTCCAGACGATGCGCCGCCGCTTCCAAGAGCCACATCAGCAGTGCCGCGAAGGAAGGTTGCGGGAGACTGGATTATCTTGCAGACGTTGGCCGAGGCACTCGATAAAGAGTCTGTGACAGTATCCAGCACGGTAAACCCCGCGCTGTCCTGCTGAAGCAACCATGATCCGTCGATTGGTCCAATAGATGACCCGACAGTTGGTGCCGACCCAGCATAGGCCCCAAGCATGACCTTTCCGAAAATCCCCTGCCCGGTCTTGCCGATTGGTATGGCTCGCGGACCATTGAACATGTGGCGATATTGAGCCCCGTAGGTGTTGGGCTTCGCAACAGTAAATCCCATATTCGCTACGCCCTGATAACTCGATGTTCCATCGCTGGTCGAGAATGGGACAAACATGCCTGTAATGCGAACGCACGCATACGCCGGAATTTCTTCTCCGCTATCATTCCGAATCACCCAGTAGTCCTGATTTACATCCGCCGCCCCTCCGATCAGTCCCATCATGGCCGTTTCCCTCGCTGGTCTCGTTCCGCTCGCCGTTGCTTCCTCAGCATGTCGTTGACCCGCCGCTCTTTATAGGGCGGGACGTATGGCGACGGCTCGTAGAGCCTGCTGGCTGAAGTGAAGCAACCACCCCCGCCGATCTCCCAGGTGACCTGTTGAATGGCCCCGTCTGGGTTGATCGACTGCAAGCCCACATACTTGCCCGAGGCCCCTGATTGCGTCACGTATTGCGCGAGACGACCTGCCGAGTAATACTGACTCAGAGTGTTGAGTTCAGCCTCGTATGTCTTTTCGGTCCATTGTCCAGCGTTCTGGTTCGGATATGGCGTGTAGCGTTCCCAGACCAATTCTTCCCGCCTGACAACCTCAACGCCATATCCCGCCGTCGCTCCTGTTGCCATCGTATAAGACCACCGCATTGGTGCCCCAGTATCTGGATTCCGTACTTGGAACGAACATTCAAGCTCAATGATTGCGGGCTTGAATGTTCTGGTATTTGTGTCCCATCTGACAACTTGCTCGTCGAACCGAACTAAGCCGAGTTCATGCTCAATCTGAAACTGCCCCGGATATTGCCACTGCTTGACGTTGTTTTTTTCGCTGTTTCGAGGGGCTTCCAAACTGATGTTGCCAACATAGTAGCTGCCATAGACTGCTTCCGGCTTGCGACGGCGAATGCCATTCGGATCGGTGCTTGTTTGCACAAGCCCTTTTTCTAACGGCAGGATCTCGCGGAGATATTGTACGAGGTATTGAACTCCTCCGGGCTGCGCTGCTGCTGCTGCGGGTGCTGCTGGATTGCCACCAGGTCCAACGGTCACTCCACCAACCTGCAATGTCTGGGACGATGACGGCCCCGGTACCTGCACGATTGGAATGGGCACAGTGCTGTTCATGTCTCGAATACGATAGAGCCTGAACACATCACGCAAGGCGAGTTTTCGTGCGTCGCCTCCCTCTATGCCTGCGAAAAACTGCGTTTCCTGCTCCCAGCCTGTCGCGGGTTTATATGACAGTTGATCGATGGCCTTGATTGATCCATCAAGATCATATCCCACCGCCTCTAGCTGCAATCGTTTCTGGTACCGGTTCGGTCCGCCCAACACGCGAATCGTTGCAGGTATCTCCGGGGGGTTGCTCGAAACCTCCTGCTCGATCAGGAACGTATTCGCCGGGAGGGCTGCCCCCACGCCCTGCTGTCTCAGTGCTACGGTTCCGTCAATCTGCAGGACGACCACCATTCCGAATGGCTCGATCAGATCGGCCAACGCCTCGGCGGGATTCTCGGCCACCCACTCGCATTCCGGCCGCGCGTTGTTCGGAATGTCGGTCACACCTACGGCAGTTTCCCCCATCGCAGACAGCAGCAGTTGCGCGAGTTGCTGCGGGGTCTTCTCGGTCGCAGTGACGATCAACCCATCGGCGTCACGCTGGTTGTAATGCCCGTAGACCTCGCCGAATCGCCAACGCCAGCGACGATCCAACGCGGAGAAACTGACCAACGTCCCGTCTGTGCTGCGGACCATTGACGCTTGATCTGCCCGGCAGTCCCTGATCGTCAGTGTGGTTGTCCCGTGGTAAAACACCACATCCCCAACCGCCGCAATCGTCGCTGTCTGCGGGGTGATCTGGAAACTGACCACGCTCGGCGTAATGCCATGCGTGAGGGTATACGATGCCCCGAGGACATTCTCCACGCCGGGATAGGTAGCGTAGCTGTGATTCACGACACGCTGCCCAAGGTGATCCGCTTATTGTTCGGGATTTCCAACGTGACGCCCTGCAGGTTCGTCCTGTTGAGGTCGATCCCATTCGTGAACGTCACAGTCCCGGCAGGATCCCGGAAAGACGCCCCCGCGAACATGTCGGCATTCGTGATCGTCCGGCCTCGCTGGTTCGCACGGAAATCGAGTTCCCCGCCTGCCAGCGTCAACGTAGTCAGTGTGCCCGTGCTCTCGTAGGAGCAATAACCGCCGGTGATCGTCACCGTGACAGCCACGCCAGACAGGTGCCGCCATGATCCGCCGGATAGCGTCATGGTCGTTACTGCCCCGTTCGTCGTGAGGGTGCCGCCGGTCTGCTCCACGGTCGTCAGCGTCACTCCGGACCCGATGAACAACGACGAGTCCGCTGTTTGATTTGTGCGGAATCCCAGCTTGGTCGTCATGATTGCCGCAGTCTCACCGGCGAAGTATGCGATGCCGACATTGCCTTTCGAGATTGTCGCCGTGTTGCTGACGTGCGTGCCTTTCCAGAGAATCGCCGGGACGCCCTGCAGTTCCGAGACTCCCGAGTTCAGCACGACCAATTGACACTGGCCCGAACCGCTATCGATCTTGATCCGGCTCGATCCCTGCCCTTCCCCACCGCCGATTGTCAGAGCCTGCGTCACGCTGTCTGACGATGTGCCGAGGGCAAGATACTTGTCCCGGTACTCGTTATACGGATAGGCCGCGTCATCGACGTTTGTGTCCGGAAGGCCGATGCGACCGGTGTATCCCATCGTGATCGTGATCGATGCTGGCGACACAGACGATTGTGCCAGCCCATACAAGCAATCGACATTCCCCCCATCGAAAACGATGTCGTCCGAGTCCACGGGAACAGTCGATCCGCTCCAGTTCGCAGCCGTGCTGAAATGGTTCGGGCCACTCGCCGCGATGGTCGTTGCAGTCGAGACGGTCCCGGACGTGCTCGACTTGCTGACTGTGATCGTATAGGGCTGGCCCTTGGTTCGACCGATCAGAATAACGGTCGAACTGCTGGCCTCTGGTGCTGTCTCACCGGAAACAAAGTCCCGGAACTCCGCGATATTCGGACCGCGTTCCGTCACGCTGTACCCTGTGCCAAGGGCCGTTGACGTGCTCCCGAGGGCTGCCGCTAGTTCGGTCGCGATCTGCGTTGTGGTGACCGTTGTCCCGATCGTCAACACGATTGAGCGACCATTGCAGGTGACTGTCAGCGTGTCTGCCGCCACCCACGTTCCGCCGATCGTGATCGTTTCTTTTTGGGCCACGGGCAGTGCCGCCCCTGTCCATCGTCGTGTCGCCATTTATCACCCGTTGGGGTATCGGAAGAGAAGGGAGGGAGACTCGAACTCGTAGGCCCACGACACAGCGTACATCTGATTTCCGTACCGCCCGATCTTGCTCGGCGTGCTGTACGTGATCCGCCGCCTGTCGCGATGCTCAGCCGAGGGAAACGCCGGGGGAGGGACTGTCGGCCATGTGCTCACGCCGATCGATTGCCCCTGCTGCTGGCAGGTATAGGCCGTCTGCTGCCTGACGAGTTGTTCCACGGGAGGACCGTACAGAGTCGGGATGACTACCTTTTGCTGACCACCACCGCCGAAAGTGAACGTCTCGGAAGACGAGTAGACTCCCAGGTCCTGATTGTATTCCGCCTCAGCCTGAATCGTGTATGTCCTGAACGTGACGTATTCCGCGCCGTCACCCTGCGGGTATGACAGGTCCAAGATCCGCACACCGGTCCGGCTGCCGGTGTTTCGCATCGCATGCCGCACAGTCACGCCATCCGAATCGTACAGCACCAGATCCAACCCATCGGCCCCATACGCCGATTCAAGGGCTGTGATCGCGGTCGTGACCTCTGCCACCGTGCTGCCTTGGAGAATCCCCTGAATCGACCATGAGGCAACGTAACCCGATCGTAGGCCGATCTCGTTGAACGTAGGCCGCTGACTGATCGAGATAGTCACCTCGTTGTCTGCGTGCGAGTAGCTGCCGTAGCGTAGGATCATGGAGCCACCCCCGCCCGTCGTAGTTGGGCTGCCTCATTCGCCTGTGCGTTCATTTGCGCCCTGATGCGGTTGATCGTGATCTCCTCAAGCTCTTTTACGAGAGGTGCAATCCGTTCCTCCAACGCATCCGCCAACCGTGACGGGTCAAGATCAACGCTGATCGTCTGCTTGATCTCGGCTGAAATCTTCGCCTCTGCTTCGGCAATTTTCCGATCGAGTCCCAGCAGCTTGACGATCTCCGCGAACCCTGCGGCATCGGCCCCGGCTTGTGCCTGCTCGGAGATGATCCCACGGAATGCCACATTCCCACGGGCAAACTTGAGTTCCTCGCTGGTGAGTTGCCCAACTCCGCCCGGCCCTGCGATCTTCTTCGCGATGTCCAGCGTAGCTTGCTTCTCGCGAACGTCCATCAGGCCGAATTCTTCGCGGGCCGCATCGATCCTCTTGCGGGTCTCCTCGATCAAATCACGCTCGGCTTTGGTCCGCTCAAGGATGATCTGATTGAGTTGTCGCTCGTTGTCCAGCCGGGCTTGCTGCGTCGTGCTGAATCGCTCTTCCCGTGCTCGTGGGGTGTTCTTCGCCGCCTCTTGGTTGCGGAGTTCCTGCTCCCCAACGTCGCGAATCATGTTGACCAACAGGGGGCCGAGTGGACCAGCCAGCCCCGACCGGAGACCCTGCTCGATCATCCCGCCACGTGGCATGACCTCACTGATAGCCCCGTAGAACTCCCGCCCGGGCTTGGCGAAAGATTCCTCCCCACCTGCCGCAAGATCGCGGATCAGTTCGGATACGCCACCCAGAACCACCTTGGGCGCATTGAACGCCGTAATCGTGGCCGATGCGATGGAGAGAAACTTGTTTTCCGCACCACCGCCGAAGAAGCCTTTCCCGGTTGTATCGCCTCCGGTTGCTATACGGGCCGATCTATTGTCTTGCTTTCCAGATTCAAACGCCTCTTTTATATGCTTCAAGACCTCATTAGTGGTAAATGCGGACTGTTTTATTTCACGGGCAAATGCCTGCACTTCCACTATTTGACCACGGCCACGCCCCGCAAGCATTAACCCGCCGCCACCGCCACCGGCCCCAGGTAGCAGCATACCACCCCCGCCCCCACCGCCACCGCCTGCACCCCCTCCGCCCCTCGCCCGCCGGTAGAACGCCGCGTAGGCCGCTTCCACTCGTCTCAGGCTGTCGAGATGTGCGGCCTCAACCCGTTTGATGTCTGCGAGTTGCTGGTCAACATGGTGTCGCTGTGCCTCGCGAATCTTGTTGATGCTGGCGAGTTGTGCTGCCTCGATCGCCTTGGTGACGGCAATGGATGCTTCCGCTGCCTTGCGTGCGTCTGCTGCCGATGCAAACTCCATCCGGACATTGATCACCACATCGGACGAGACACTAGCCACGGCCACGCCCTCCGATCAATGCGCCAACAGGTCCCGCGACACGCAACGCCAGTTCCATCTCTGCCGAGTCGCTCGCCTGTCGAATTACCGCCGCATTCCGCCTGACGATTGCGTCATCGGGGAAGATCCCCACGGCTCGGCACTCACTGTAGTGCTGATATGCCTGCCAGTTCTGATCGGTGAGGGCTCGTGATTTCTCGGGCGTTCCCTTCTGGCAACCGTTCGCCCTGGTACGACACGGCGGGAGATTGCCCACGGGCCGGCGCATCGGCTCGCCTGCCCGCATCAACTTTTCCCCCGTCTTCTCGTCGTACACGAACGCCTCACAGTCCTGACAGTCTCGGTGTGCAACTTCGGGGTGCAGGATTGTCAGCCGCACCCCCTCCGCTAGTTTTTTGCGGTGTCCCCCGACTCCATCGCACCACAAAGGATCGTCCACAGCCTCAGCACGAGGGGATTGACCAGCCGCTTCACGCTGTCCGCAGAAACGGGAACCGATTCTCCAGACGGGCCGGTGATGTTCCACGCGACCAGCTTGCCCGCGATCAGATCGCAGACCAACCGACTCCAGCCCGCTTCGTCGAGTCCCTTTGACTTGGCAAGGTACTCGGCAAAGTCGGCAGCAGCCATCGGGCGATAGGTTACGTTGATCTCGTCCCACAGATCGCACGCGGGAATGGTCGTCTCTCGCGTGTAGCCATCGGGAATGTATGGGCTCGGCATCGTGTCGCCTTATGCTGTGCTGTCGCTGGTGATAACGAGTTCCTTCGTTGCTCCGCTGCTGCGGGCCGATCCCGACAGCGTAAGGAGGATCTCCCCGGGACCACCGACAACCGGGGAAGCATCCGGCACCATGAATGCCGCCACTGCAAATGTAATCGATCGATTGCCGTTCGTCAGCACGAAGGTTGCAGCACTCGCCCCGCCGGTGTTGATCCCGTACAAGTCGACCTCATCCGAGGTATACGGCACCGTGAGCGAGAGAGTAACGTCCCGGCCCTCCGTGTGAATGTCAGTCGCGCTCTGTGAATTCGCGAATCGGGCATTCAACCGGTTATCAATGGTCAGCTCCCATTGTGTCACAGTGCGGGTTGTTCCCTCGATCGTGCAGACCGCATCGGACCACACATAGGGCGGGTCAGTCGGGGCGGAAATCGTCGGGAATGATGTGGCGGAGACTGTCTCCGTTTTCCCGAGGATATCCACATCCAATTCCAGAGGCCCGCCAGCAGCCGCACGGAACACCGCCCTCCCGATCTTGCAGCCACCATAGACGAACCGCTTCGCCACGCGATCCAACAGCACGTCAAACGTCTGCAGGGTCTCCGCGAACGCGAAAACGTCGGTCGCTTCATTGGCTCCCATGATCCGGGGGAGGATCAGGTCCAGCATCGACGGCGTAGCGTGAAACTGAATCCCACCGCTCACCCGATAGATCCCGTCCCGAGTCCGCTCAATCGGCAATGATCGAGTTCCCCGGATGCCCGAGGTCTCCACGATCTCCTGCTGTTTCCGCAGACTCTCGCCGATGAACTCGTACGACTCGGTGTATGATCCAATCGCCGTTCCCGCCGCCGCCATCGACAGACGGGACTGGTGTCCCATGCTCGCATCAGCCATCAGCTTATCCCCTGGTTGATTCGTGACGCCACCGCATCGGCCAACCGTTGGCTAATCTGCGTGACAGTTGCTTCGTTCAGTCCGACATGTGGACGGGCTGGCATTCGCTTTGTCCCCGTCTGGTGGAAGTGCGCATATTCAACGTCCGTTCCGAATGTCAGCCAGTTCGGCCCCGTGATCCAGATCGTATCTTGCGTTCCGTTCGGCGTCGTGAGTGACTCGAACATCCGCCCGGTGTCAACGAGGATCGCGCTGTGCTCCTTACGGGCGATCGTCACCGGAGACAGGGGGGCCCATGCCGTGCCATCCGGCCCAAACTGGCCGAGGTACATCTCCCGCTCCCAGTTCTGAATCAATCCAATCGCATCGTCAAGAGCCTGTGTGTACGTGTCTTTCGCCGCGTCGTCTGCAGCCTGCAACACCACGTTAATCAGTGCCCCCAGACTCGGCAACATGCTCACGTCCGGCCCTCCCGATTCGTGATCCTCAGCACGAACCCCGAGACGAACAGATCACGGGCAAACGCCGTTTGATCGACGATTGCCAAGGGCTGGAGCGACATGTTGTAACCGCGTGTAGAGTCCAGCCGCTGATTAGAGAACGCCTTGCGGACCGTCTGCCGCCACGACATCCGCTGATCAAGTCCCAGTCGCTGCTTGTCCGTCGGCTCCTCTGCATCGATCCTTAGAGATGCCACGAGGGCCACCAAAACAGGATAGGTAACGTCGTCGCGGACGTTGCTGGCAGCCGTGATCGCCTCCGCTCCGAATGGGCTGATAATCACAGCGGGCATCCGCTCCGATGGCAGGCGGGCGATCTCAACGGCAGCAGACTGGCAAACCACGACATTCGCACGAGGAATCCCCGGCAGGTCCAACGCCTGCACCTGCGTCTGCACGGTCTCCAGAATCGTGGTCAGTTCGGCAGGCATCAAACTTGCCTCCGACAGATGACCGTCCAGCGAGTATCCAAGGTCGCTTGGCTCGTGCTCAACACCCGCCAGCGGACATTGCTTGCATCGATGATGATGTCATCCACCTGGACACCACGGGAGCCCGCCTGCGTTGCATTGAGACTGAATCCCTTCTCGTCCCCCACGACGTCGATTCCTGCCGCATTGAGACGCTGCCTGTTGACCACACCGCCCACCGCGTTATCGATCGTCACCGACGTAGCACCATCGGGGCGAATCTGTCTCAGCGTGACAGTCTCGCCGTTGTCCCAGAGGGTGTAGTCCCCGTCGATGTCTAACGTCATGTGGTCGCCTCGCCGATCTCCTCAAACGCCCCGACCGCCGCCGCCTGCAGATTGTTGAGCGTCATGATCTGCTGGAGGATCGCGTTCCTGTAACCGTTCCAGTCAACCTGCTGACCGTCGATGTTGTAGCTCGGCTTCGGGTTCGCGGATTCGGTCGCCAACGCCGCCAACAGGTTGCTGCGGATCGTCGCGATTTGCTCGGCGTCGGTCGCCATTAGGCTGCCTCAATTTCCAGCTTCTTCCGGGTGAACACAGTCCCGCCGTTGCCGCTGCCGTTAAACGCCCTGATCGCGTCCTCCACGTTCTCCGCCTCAACGGTCCGCCATTCCTGCGTACCGATAGGCCGGAGCCTCCAGCGAGGCAACTGGACGCCTTGGGGAGACTCCTCCAACACTGCCACGGTTTCCACGCTCTCGACAGGCTCGACCGCCTTTTCCTTATGCTGCTTCGCCACGCTCAATGCTCCAAAAAAGAACCCCCGCCAGCTTGTGGCCGACGGGGGCGTATTGTGTCGGCCTCACGCCGTCATCATCAGGCAGTGCACTTCACCATCGCGCGGGGTTCGATGGTCGCGAAGGCCCCGCGCTCCGACGCCTTGAACCGCATCACGACGTCTTGCGTGAACTCCGCTTCGTTGTTGGCGGGAGCCTGCACGACGGTGAGGGGCCAGTTCTGCATGTACCTGAACGCTCGCCGAGGATCGCCCAGGTACCAACTGGTATCGGTTCCCATACGGGCCGCCAGCTGATTCGTGCTCACGATGGTGTAGTTCGTGATCGGGTTGCTTGTCCGCGTCTCCGTGGGATTGCCAGTCGTGGCATACCCGGGAGTCGCGACAGTGATCTCCGTCGCATTGATGATCCGGCGGGCAGTGTAGAGCAGCTGCCGAGTACAGATCAGGTGAGACGGATTCAACAGGATCGGCTCGCCGGTCTCAGGATCAAGCATCCCCGAGAACAACTGCTCCGCCGCGTCAATGTCGGTCCAGTCGACCAACCCGTTTGACCCCGCGAGGTTGTCCCACGTGTGACTGCCGGAGTTGTCTCCATAGGTCGCAATCGTGGTGTCCCGCCAGCGGTAACGGTGATCGGTGACGTTTTCATCGATCACGCAATCGATCGCCCGCTTTTCCTTGTTCAAGCCGAGGGCTTCACCGACGCGCCGGCACCGATCCTCCAGTACCCCGGTACGATCGAAGAAGATCGCTTCTTTCGTGACCTCCACAATCAAGCCGCGCTTGGTCGTGGTCGGGGTGTCGATGTAGGTCTGCGAAACGCCAGCCTTCGGGTACGGCTGGCCTTCGTCCACGATCAGGGCTTCGTCACCGATGCCGCTGATGCCGGGAATACGCTCGCCGTTGAACTGCGTGTTGACAACGGGAATGATCCCGGTAAACACGAAGGCTTCCTGCTCGTACGCCTCCATGACCGCGTTGTAGAGCAGTTGTCCGCTGATCTTGGCGAACTGGCTGGAAGCCACAACGGAAGCGGTTTCGCGCAGTTCCTGCGAACCGTTCTCGCCGGGAGCATAGAGCCCCGCGAGTTCTCGCCCATCAGGCACGAAGTTCTCGAACAGCTTGCGAATCGAGAAGTCCGAGAACCGGATCTCCTTCTTCCGCAGTCCCTCAGCAAGATCGGTATTGAACCGATCAATCTGACCATCGCGTTGGGCAGCCTCGAAGAGACGCCGGAGTTGAGTGACATTCACCATTGCTTAGCGCTCCTGACTGCAAACGACATAATCGACATTGAGCAACTCATTGTTTGCTCCACCATTCTTCACGCCGATCCCGATCTGCATCTCGGTGGCCGATGTGAAGATGTAATCGTGTTGAGCGCACAGCACGCCATCCACGAAGAACGAAACGTAGGCATTGGTAGCCGAATACGGCATGTATTCGATCCGCAGCACCTGGTAAGCACTGCCGCCAGCCGTGACAGCCTTTTTGGCGAGGTTGTTGGTGTTGGTGGCGACAAGCTCATTCGTGGTCTGGGTCGTGCTGTTGCTGGTCTCAGTCTGCCAGACAGTCCCGCCGTCGACCTTGCAGAACACCGCACCGCTGTACGATGCGGGAGGGCCGGCCCCGTTGTCCTGCAGCGAGTTCGCCCCCACCGCATCCAACAGACCGACGAGGATGTTCGCGTCATCGGTGTTTGCTTCGGTGAACTGAACGCGGGCTTCGAAGAGCAACGGCTTGTCCGCCGCGAACTTGAACACCTCATTCGCCGATTCGACATAGGCCTCGTCGTTGTCCGCCACAGTGCCATCAGACGGCACGAGGGCGAGAATCCCGCCAGCCGCATCGCCGACACTGGCAGTACCCGAATCGGTGAGAGTGGTCACCCAGTCCGCTGAGTCAACGTCGCGGAGAAAATCGTCTTGAATCGTGAACTGGTTCCGGAGTCGCAGCAACTCCGGCAATCCATCGGTACGAACCGCCATTGCGGCCTCCTGTCAGTTGGAACGAATGGCAGCGATAAACTGCCGGGAATCACTGGGATACGACACGGCAGCAGCAGCCGGGGGAGACACAGAGGGACGCCCGGCACGCTGCATCACTGGCCACGATTCGAGCAACGCTGATCGCTTGCCAGCCTCGACAGCCAGCAATGCCGCGACACGCTCAGGAGTCACGTCTCGGCCAGTCGACTCCAGCAGCTTTCGGGCATCGTGATCGGCCTTGACCGCCTGCACGGCTTCGGCGAGGGCTTCGAATCTCGACATGATCGGGGCGAGTGATTCGGCCACCGCCTTTTTCATGCCCTCCATCTCGATTTCCATTTCAGGCTCGGCCATCGCGTCAGCGGCGGGAACAGCGTCCTCCGCCTGCAACGCCTCTTGCGCCTTCAGAATGGCGTCAATCTTCTTCATCTTTGAAGCACGGTCACCGGCCCCTGACAGGACGGCAGACACCATCGCCGCGAAGTAGTCTTCGTTCTCTTTGACCGGCAGATCGGCATATTCGCCCATCCCCTCAGCCGTGAGAACCTTCTCCTCACCGGCAGCCATCGCCGCCTCACGAATCGTCATGCGTTGCTCGCTTTCGAAAAGCCCCGCATTGGTGGCGGGAGTCTGGACAAGATCAATCGAATGAACCCGCTCGACCGTCTCCACAATCACCCGCTGGCCATCCATGCGAACGGTTCCCTCCGCGTGATGTGACAGGCCGATACGGTTCGGGTTGCGCTCTGCTGCCTCTGCGACAAGCTCGGCCTGCGGATGACTCTTGAGGTAGTGCAGGTCACCAAACACCGCGCCCGATTCCAGCCGGACATTGCGAATCCAGCCGAACGCCTCAGCGAGTGGCCGATCTTTTCGCTCGGTCGCGGGATGATCCACATTGACGGGAGCGCCCTCGTACAGCCGGGCAGCCTCCGCCATCGCTCGCGGGCTGTATCGCCTGCCGTTGCGTGAGTCCTGCCCGAGGATACGCACTCCCTCGATCAAACCGGCATCGCGGTCGACACGTCGGGGAGCGATCGTCGTCTGTTCGGTGAGTCTCATACCCCGATTGTCACGGGCCACGACTCAGCCGCAATATCTGTCCCAACAAAATAGGGGTTTCATACAAAACGCAACCCTAGTTAAAACTTTTACTAGGGTCATGGGACGCGAATCTTGCGGGCTGCTGGTTCCGCCTGCGTCCGCAAATAACACCGGCAGTTGGGATGTGCTGGCGGTCCGCCGTTCTTCACCACTTCAGCACTTGCCCGCACGCCACCAGGAGCCACGAGGTTATCCAGCACCAGCCCCCACAGATCAGGTACCTTGCCATTGAGTGGCCGACAGACAGGGCAGACACGATTGTCCCGCTCAGTCACCCATCGCGTTACGAGGCTGTACCCTGCAGGCTCCAGCACGATCGCGGTAGCGTTGGTGCCTTCGGTCTGTGCGAGAGTCGTGGTAGTCGCCGCAGTCACTGCGTCCCGGTCCGGCCCAATCGCAGACACCAGCACGCTCTCCACGTCTGCCGCTGTGCCTGTGCGGATCAGGTCACCCGATGCCGTGACAACCTCTTTCGCCGATTGCATCGAAGAACGTGCCGACTCTGCCGCGATCGCCTGCGCCCTGATCAGTGCCTGCCGGTATGCCTGCGTCCGGGTTGCGTCGCTCGGCTGTTGACCGGCTGGCAGCAGTTCCCCGACGTGCTGGTTCAACGACGCGAGAATGATCGCCAGCAGGATCAACGCCAGTTCCCGCCGTCGCTCTTCCTCCCAGCGATTCCAATCGGCTTCCGAGACGTTCCGCACGTCGGGAGGATTCCCCAGCAGTTCCCGCAGTTCCCTGCGTTGCCTCGATGACAGGCGGGAGAGTCGCTTTGAGAAATCGGACTCCACACCCATCCGGTTTGCCAGTTCGCTCACTGCTGCAATCCCTCCAAGATCGCCCGAGCCTCTGGCAGCGTCCGGACGCTCTCCAATGCCGCGACGATTGCCGCCTGCAGAGTGCCAGCGTTCTCCGGCGAACCGCAGCCCGAACAGTCGCACGACTCAGAGACATTGCCCACAATCCCCGCCGCCCAGTCAACGCCACTGGTCCCGCCCCAGCCCAGCCACGCGACATGACCGGCATCCCGCCACGGCTCGTCTTCGAACTCGGGAGCCACGTCGGCGTTTTTCCGGTGACGTGCGAACGCCGCCATTCTGCCGACGGTCTCGCGTGACAGATTCTCCCCGGATGCAAGCTGGTTCGCCCGCGTCCATCCTACCTGAGTCATGCCAGCCACTGCGTCGCCGTGCTCGTCACGCCACTTCAGCACCCGCCTGGCATTGTTCCTCGCGGCTTCGGGCGGGCTGTACGAGTCCTCCGCCTCCCTGACCGGCATGATCGACGGGGCAGACACTTGGCTAGGTCCCTCTTCCGCTCGGTTGCGTTGTTCCTCTACCCAGTCCAAGCCCTGCTGGCGGGCTGCTGTCCGCTTGGAGACGACTCCCATCCCCAATTGGATCTGCGACACCTCCGCCAACTCCCTAGCGTTCCTGCTGGCCACGCTCGGCTTCTGGCAGGTGATTTCCACCAGTGCTTCGACCTCCGGCCACGGGCGGGCCGACAGGAGCCCCCTGTCGTGTTGCAGTCGCAGCACCTTCCACAGCAACGCCTCCAGTTCCCGCGCGTAGAACGCCTGATCCGCCTCCCTCGCCTTGACGAACGGGGATTCTGCCACCAGGGCCGATGCGTAGTTGGCGTTGCTCGCGTCACCGCTGACCATGTACTCCGGCATAGCCCACCGCGTCCCGACGATCCGCAGCACGTATTGCGACACCTCAAGGAACCCGCTGTTTCGCTCGGCTCCCATCGGCCCCGGCTTGTAGACCAGTCCCGGCGATGGCTTCAAGATCGTGCCCGGCTTGTACCGCTGGACGTTCTGGTTCTTCGTACCACCGCCCACCACCTGCCGCCCGTACTGCGTCACGGCATCCGATGCCCCGAGGGTTTGGATACTCGCTTGCGATGTGCCCGGGGGAGCCTCCAAGATCCACGCGATGGCCGATTGAAGGGCCGCACCCTCCGACATGTTCCGGCGGAGCTTCGCCTCCCTGCCGATCTCCTCGACCACCAAGAAGGTGTCCGATACGCCCCGCTTTGCATTCCGCGAGACGTTCCGCTTGATATGGCACATCCTGCGGGAGGGAATGTAGTCCCAATCCAACCCGCCGTCATCGCGTGACAGGTGATACCCGAGGGCTTCGGCTGGACGATTCGCAGGAGTCCGCACCCCGAATGACCACGAGGTAACACCGTCGAAGTCCTGCAGCCAGTCCTCCAACTGCCGCGTATTCCCCGGCTCGCGGATCTGGTCCGGCTCGACCATGCACAGCGTCGGCCTGCCATTGGTGCCGATCTCAAGGTACCCAAACGCCTCGCCATCCTCCCTGCTGCGGTGATGTAGCTCACGGTCGAGAACGCCAGTCATATCCACGTCATCGATAAACCGATCGATCACCCGCTGACACATCTCCACCAATTGCGGATCCTTCCCCTGTGCGGTGAACTCGAACCCCGGGCCGAACGTGTACTCCGCCAGCCGATCCAAGGCAGCCGTCGCGACAGGCGTCAAGAGCGACAGGTTCCGGGCAGCCCCCCGGATGTACGCTAGGTCAACCTCCGAGTCGTAATAGGGCTTGTATCGTCCGTCTGTCCGATCGGTGACGCTCGTGAACGGATTGACCGCCGTGGGGTAGCCGAATGTCGGGTCATCGTAGAGGTAGCCCCTACGGTCGATCGTCTCCGGAACGAATGCCTCCATCAGGTGCCGAATCGCGTCGCTCATTGTCTCGCCTCGTCCGTTTGACTTTCCTGCCGCACCGCAGACACTCGCGGTATTCAACCCTGCCCCACGATGAACGCACCCGCATCGGATGCCCGCAGACACACCACACGATCAGACTACGATAACGGCCCAGCGTCATGGAGTGTATGCCAGCTCCTCCGAGTCGTATTCATTGGCCGCGATCCCGTTGAGCGTCCGCACCGCCATTTCGAGCGCGTCCGGGCCGTCGTCATGGTCACCCCGAGGGAATTCCCCGAGTTGATCCAGCAGCAGCCGGGAGCCCTGCGACTCGCTGAATCGGAACATGTCCGCCGCCAGCAGAGGGCCGAGGGCAGACAGCCGTAGGATCTTGTTCCCCGTGTTGATCACCGTCTGCAGTGGCAGCACGATCCCGCTTGCCATCGCCGCCGACTGGAACGACTCGCCCAACACCCGCTGGAACCCATTCCCTTCGAGCACCATCAGGTTCGCCTTGTGCTTGGCGTACATCCCCACGGCATCCGCTGCGATCTCGGTCTCGCTGCGTCGCCTGATGTCCGCATCAACCCACAGCCTGCCAGACGCCCGCCCCACGAAGACAATGGCCGAGTAGTCGCCCTTCCGGTCGTCCGCCCCCAGCGATGGATCAACAGCCACAACGCCAAATTCAAACGCATCGGGCCACCGTGCAGCCGTCACGCGATCCCCCAGGTACTGACCCCACTTCGATTCCCCCCACTTGCCGGGCCGCTGCTGGAACATCGCTCGCCACCAGTATTCCGACCGCTCCCGCCGCATCTGCTCCAGCCGTTGCACCGGATACCGCTCCGGCCAGAGGGCTTCCCCCGGTTGCCTGCCCAGCACGTCCCCCGGCTCGGCCAACGCTGGCAACGTCAGCCGCCTGATCTGGCCCCCGCCCTTCAGCAGTCGCCCGAAAATATCATCCTCGTGCCAGCGAGTCATAATCCCGATGACCACGCCCCCCGGCTCCAATCGCGTGCTCGCCGTCGACTGCCACCAGTCCCAATGGTTCTCGCGGGTCGTGGCGGAGAGTGCCTCTTCCGCGTTCTTCACCGGGTCGTCAATGATCAGGAGATGTGCACCTCGCCCCGTCATCGGGCCGCCCACACCTGCCGTGGACATGCCTCCGCCTGCTGTCGTGCTCCAGTCGTCCGCCGCCGAGTTGTCCCCCGACAGCACCCGACCGAACACCGGACACGCCGCCTCCACGAACACCTGCCGGGCCTTGCGTCCCCACGATCTCGCAAACGTCGCCTCATACGCTGCCAGCATGACCCGCCGATCTGGCCACACCCCGAGATACCACGCCGGGAGGAACTTGCTGACAAGCTCACTCTTCCCATGCCGGGGGGGAGCCTCGATCAACAGGATAGGCTCGCTCCTGCCGGTGATCGTGTCGCAGATGGCCCGGCTGATCGTGCTGACATGCCGAGGGATCTGGAAACGCCCGCTACTGGCCGTCCGCGCGAATAACGCCGGTGTCGCCACGTCCTTCCAGCCATGCGAGATACTCAGGCTCACTTAGTGCCGCCTCCACGGACTGCGAGAGAGTGACCGATACGCCGACATTCACCACGGAAGACGCCGGTCCCTGCTCCCGCTTGATGTTCAGGCCGTCGATGGCCGCCAACGCCTTGGCCGCCGAAATGGCTACAGAATCATCTGGACTGTCTGTCACCGCCTTGGCCAACCGGTCACAAACTGCCCGCCGGGTCTTGTTGCTGACAGGCCAACGCCTACGGGCCGCCATTGTCACCAGACGGGCATCAGACCGCATATGGTGGGGATCGGTGAGAATCTCCCCCTGACCCCCTGCGGTTGCTGGCTGGGGTGACTGCCCGCCTCCGTTCGTGCCAGCATCTACTGGCCGCCTTTTAGGCTGCGGGTCCCGAGGTGCAATCACGTCAGCTACTCCTGACCTGCAAGGTTGCCACAAACACCCGCGTATTACTCGCCGATGTCGTGGCCGTGCACTTCAGCGCGTAGTCGGTCCCAGCAGTCCCCCCACTGATCCTGACTTTCGCCCCCTCGTTCGCTGCCACTGTCGCCCCGGTGAACTCATCGGTAAACGCCGATGCCTGCACCGAGGGAGAACCAATCGTCAGCCCTGATGGAGTCGCGGTCACTGTCACCGATGACAGCGTTTCCCCGCTGGCCAACAGGTTGCCGAAGTCCAGACCGAATAGGACCGACTCGTCTGGGTGTTTCCACAGCACTCGTTCCGCCGCAATCATCGGTAAGCCCTCCCCACGTCTGGCCGTTGTCTCCCCCGTGCCACGTCGGGCCGGATGGATCGCATTGTCTCAGGCCGTAGCCTCCCACGCCAGACCGGTGTTGGCGTTCCGGTTTCCTGTGCCGCCTCAGTGCCGTAGCCCAGCGTGAGTACCAGCCCTGTGCTTCCCCAGGTGCCGTAACCCATCGTGAGAACGCTCGACGGACTTCCGTTCATGTCGCCTCAGTGATGCTCGTAGGAGTCGTGGCCGAGTCGAGAGTGAAGGTCTTCGCCGTGGTGCCGTCCAGCTTTTTCAGGGTCTTCGTTGTCCCGCTAATCGCCGAATCTCCCATGTGGGCAATCAACTCAAACGCCACTTGCGCCAGCGTCGGGGCCACTCCAGCCGCACGGTAGCTCTCGGTCATTTGGCCGGTATACACCGCCGTTGCGATTTCCGTTGCAGCATCCGTCGCGAGCGCATTGGCATCAATCGCCCCACTCGCGAACTTTGCCGCCGTGATCGATCCGCCCTGAATGCTGCTGGCCGTGATCGCGTTGTTGTCGACTGACTTCACAATCGCCGTCACGTGACCATTTGCGGCAATCTCCAGCGAACTGAAGTGCGTCGGTAGTGTGAACGTCGCCATCCGGCTACTGATGTCCGCGTCGATCCGGCCCAGTTCAATTGCCAGCTCAGTCCGCACGCCTGCCGCTGTGAGACTCGACACGATCGACGGGAATGTAACCGCATTCGCCGCCGTGACCGTCTGACCTGCAAGCTGATCGGTGTTCGCCGTCACTCGTGCTGTGACGCTGGCTACACTGCCCACGACGTTTCCACCGACATTGCCTGTCACGCTGCCAACCGAACCGGTAACCGATCCCACGGCACCCGTTACACTGCCCACACTTCCGACCACATTCCCGCCGACATTTCCCGTAACGGATCCGACTGCACCTGTCACCGAACCGACTGAACCCGTAACGCTCCCGACAGCACCGGTCACGCTGGCCACAACCTGCGACGTGCTGATCGTCGTTCCACTCAGATTGACCGTCGTGGTTGGGCTTCCGATGTTGGCAAAGTCAATGCCTGCCTCTCCGCCGCTCGAAACATCCAGAGAACGCCCAGCCGTCGTGGGCTTCAGGCATGCCGTCTTCCGCAGCGTAAACCGACCGACAACCACACCGACAGCCGAGACGCTATCCACAGTCCCCGTCGTGATGACCACATCGAAGAAACTGCCCGCAGCGTAGAACGCATCCGAGGTATCGACTGCCACATGGTTGAGCCCTGTCACCCCATCAAAGTCCACCGTGAGGGTAACGCCGGTCGTCGTCTGGGTCGTGCTGTTGTCCTTGTAGACCGACAGTGCAGGAGTGCCCGCCAACGTGAAAGGTGCCCCCGTGCTCGGCCTGAATGTGGTGAACTTGAAGTAGATCACCGCCGATGAATCGAAGTCGCCGAGACTCATGCTAGATCACCCTCGCCACTGGAAGTGCCACCGATCCGCCACC